TAGCTTGCTGGTTTGCCGTTGATTGATCCTGATGAGGTGTTTGATACTTTAGCACCTGGCATGGATTTCATCTGGCTAAACATTGAATTAGCATCACCGCCGCTCATGCCTTTCATCATACCAGCAAAGTCTGGCATTTCTTCATCTACGTGATGATCATGTCCCGCATGGTTAACACCCGCTAGACGTAACACGTGATTCTGCTCATTAGCACCCTGTCCAGGATCAACTTTGTCAATAAAGCTAAACATCTTTTGTAGTAGTGCAGGATCTGCATCTGGGAATTGTTTTTCTAATTTAATCTTAGCACGTTCGCCGCCAATTGTAAAATTACGCTCTTCTCTGTTCCAGAATCCACTTAGATACTTTTGCATTTCTTCAGGACTAGAACCGTTACTTTCGAAACCGCACTCCATTGGGGTCATGCCGCACTCTTCGATTGCATCTTGCAATGTCATAGTCTTTCCGCCAGCTTGGAATACAGTATCAAGAGCTGCGCCAGCTTTTGCTGCCTTAGCAATAGCTGCCTTCAATCCGCGATTGCGTAGAGCTTGTACTCTAGCAACCGGGTCTTTTGATGGCTTTTTAAATTGTGATTTCTTATCGTCCGATGTGTCCCACGGTGGATCCATATCGTCATGACCTTCTGCTACTGGTGCAGGAATTGCCGGTTCTTCTGGAGCTGCTGCTACCGGAGCAGGGATTGCAGGTGCTTCGGGTGTAACAGGTGCCGCTGGAGGTGTAGGAGCTGCTGCTACGCTAGCAGGTGCTTCTGCACCAGATGCTTGATCACCGTCACCGTTGAAGTCTACCTTCTGTGCAATATCAGTTCCGTTGTTGTCATCGTAATTCTTTAAGAATGTTTGTATAACTGCGGTAACATCTAAGTCACTATCAATATCTTGCAAGTCGCTTTTTAGTTCTTCGTCGTCAATAATGCCTTTGAGTGTTTGGATTGCATTCATGCCGTCACCGCCATTGTCTAACTCACCGCTCTTGAAGATAGCATTTAAATCTTCAATAGCTTTTTGCTGGACAGCATCGTTATCACTGAACAAACGATTTGGTTCATTTTCTTCTTCACTAATAAGGTTATTAAAGAATTCGTCGAGTTCTTCTTCTGCATCATTAGCAGTGTAGCCTTCAGATGTTTCTGCTTCAACAGATTCGTCGTCTTCAGTTTCACTTAGTAAGTCGTCAACACCTAGCTCTTTAACTGGCAACTCGATATCGTCTACTAGTTTATAAATGTATGGAAATACTGATTTTAGTTCTTCGTTAAATGTACGGATTGTTAACCGATCAACCCAATCTGTCATTACATCTTCAGGAATCATCTGTTCTTCATGAGCTTCAAATGATTCTGCAAATTCATTGTAGTATGCAGGGCGTTGTAATTTGTGTATTGTTTCTTTGATTTGTTCAATGCGCTCCATTACTTTACTAGTAATATCGCCCATTGCTTCTGATAATTGTTCTTGACGTCCAACGTAGTTTTTAAATTTACGTAGACTTGCTAATTCTTCGCTTAGACCAATAACATGTTTGCCAATTGAATCATACGGAGTGCCGCCGGCTTTAATATGTTCTGCTAATGCACGGGCACCGTTAATACTCTTAAATGGAAACTTAAAACGCTCACCTCCGGCATTTTCAATATAAATGCTTTCGATGTGCATAGTTCGGCCTGCTGCTAGTTCTGTATTAACAGGTTGGTTATGTCTAATAATAAGAGTAGCTTCACCTAGATCCTGGTAACTGACTTTGGCAGTTCCAAATAGCTTACTTTCCATCATGTTACCTTCTCCACTTTGTGCTTGGAACTGATAGTCCCTCTTGTCTAAATTACTTTTACCCATATTTACAGCGTCAAATTTTAATAATCTATCTTTAGCGAATTGTCTGAATGATCTGATCCACTTATACGCATTATGACTAGTATCGCTGTCAGCGTCGTTTGTAAGATCACCACTCATTTGAATTACTAGTCCGTCTGTTTGGTCTAGTTTCATTGTGATAGTTCCGAGGGGCTTGCCGCCCTCTGAATACTCAAACTCAAAGAATCTAGCTTGGGGAACTTGTTCCTTTTTGCTTAATACTTTGCTTGCACCGTCACCGATTTTAATCGATGGGAAGCGTGTTTGAATCTTTCCGTAGAGTTCTTTGGCTATATTGTCTAAATTTGCGTCCATAGTATATTTATCAGATGTTTGAGGAAACAAATATTGGTAACGGTGGTTCCCAGTCTTCTTCGAATCCTTCTTTGCTGCTTAGGACTTCCATTACTCGTGGATCCCAATCAGCTAAAATCGTGCTCATTCTAACCACTAATAGCAGTGCAGCAACAAGGTCGTCTGTCTGTCCTACTTTAGCTTTAAAGCTAGTGCCAGCGGCAATGAATGTCTTTAATTCACTTAGCAATGCACGGCTGTTAATAGTAATCTTGTCTGTTTCAATTAGGAACTTTACCCTTGCACACGCTGAAATCTTGCTGCCAAATGTGGTATTAAAGCCCTTACGGAACTTGCGCACATGTCCTTTTCTTCCGGGCTCGCTTACAAATAATCCAGGGAATGTCTCTTCACCCATATCAGCAATAACTACTAAGCCAGCCTCACCGACTGTGTTATTTTCTAACGACCAGTAAATGTTGTTAGTGTTTTCTTGGCCAATTTCGTCTTGAATATAGCGTAAAATATCACGCATAATCTTGATTTGTCCTTGGATAGCAGTAATGTTATGCTGCCATTCTGCAACCTGCACCATTGTCGGCAGTTCGAATACTTGTATAGCTGCATAGTCTCCGCCTGTGCCTAGACTAGGATCTAAACTTACAAGATACAAGTTTTCTGACGATGGCTTTTTATACCACCTAACCTGGCCCATCCTGCTGATTGGCTCTTTTCCTACTAGCTCACTTAGCTTAATACTGTTAATAAGCGTTTCGTCGTATACCAAGAATTCGCAGCCGTATTCACGACGGAAGCGTTCTTCACCAATACGTCCCGTCTCAGTTATCTTCCATTGCTCGTCTCGATCTGGGTGATCACTCCACTCGCTTCGATAGCCATGGAATCCGTTAATACCAACATGATCGTCTTTTTCGTTACCGTACTCATCAAATGTGTTTTGACTTTCTTTCCAGATGATCGCAAATTCGTCTTCGTCACTGTTAGGTGTCGAAGTAATAATTGCTCGTCCACCAGTTGCTAGTGTCGGGGATATTGAAGTCCAAAACTCTGTAGCGATGTTAGGCTGCACAAATGCAAACTCATCGCAATACAGTAGGGAAATTGACATACCACGACCAGTATTACCGGTAGTAGTAGCTGATACAATTCTTGATCCATTTTCAAACTCTATTGAGCCCTTGTTATAGTTTGTTACACCTGCTCTAATATGATCAGGACATAGTTCGTATCCATAACGGATACGTTGCATAATTTCTTGTGAGCCAGTGTACTTGTGTGCAGCAACTAGGATAGTCTGGTCTGGATGAAACATTGCAAACCACAATAGATATCCTGAAGCACATGTTGTCTTGCCGCTCTGACGAGGCATCATGTTTACATTAAATCGATAATTGTGATACGAATCTAACAATCCAATCTGATACTCATAGGGTTCAAATTTTACTTTGCCCTTTACTGGATGCTGTATGTAAAAGAAGTTTCTTACAAAATATAAGTAACCTGTTTCAGGGTCAGCACAAGCCAAAAGGTCAGCAATTTGATCTTCTGTAAACTTTTCTTTACTGTGCGCTTTTTTAATTAATACGCCGTCTAATGATTTTGCCATAAACTTATTTACATAAAAAAACCACCCCTTAGGGTGGTTTTGGTGGAATATTAATTTACTATTAGTCTTTTAGACGACCGTCGGCTTCAGCTGACTTCAACATCGCTGCTCGGTCTGCATAGCTGCCACGTTTAACATCTTTAGCTGCTTTCTTCTCGCCCTTAGTAGGATTCTTGACATGCTTTAACGCATCAAACTTTTCACCTTCTTTGATCTCAGTATATAGTCGATCTAATTGAAGTTTTAAAGTCTCTTGCATTGGATTGCCGCCGCCGTTGACCTTAGGTGCTTCTGCACCCTGCCCGTGTAGGTCATCGCCTGTAGGTAATACTGCATCAACTGGGGCTGTTTGTTCTTGTGGAGAATTTGCATATTCTTCGTCAAATGCATTTTCTAGGTCGCCCATATCACCACCGTCAATTGCAACTGCAACTTCTTCGCCGTTGTCTTCAATACCGCGTAAGATGTTTAGCATGTCTTTAATGCCGCCAGCGCCACTGCCGTTAATGCTAACGTTCATAGTAACATTATCTTGTTGTTTAGGAGCACCCATGTCCATGCCACCCATCATTGGCATACCGCCACATTCGCTAACTGCACTTTCTGTAAATAAGTCCAATCCAAGGTCTCGACGTAGTTGCACTACTGGATCTACTGCATCTTCTGCAATAACTACTTCTTCAACCGGTGCTACTGCTGCTTGAGCTGGGGTATCAAGTGATGCGATTTTTTTGTATAAGTCTTCGAAGTTCATATTATTTTCCTGTAGGCAGTTTATATTCTGTGCCGCCATGTTTTTCTTTAGCTAAATCTTTTAAGAAGCTGCTAATATGCTTCTCGCCAACTAGTTTTTGACCGTCGGCATCGTTTTGATAATCTTTACCTAATAGTGCTTCACCTTTAGGATTTTTAAAATGTTCGTTGTTTAGATCACGTTCTTTAATATCAAACGGGGTTAAAACACACACACATGCTGCTGGCACTTTAAGCTGGCTAGCAATGTATTCTTTTAAAACTGGAGCAGTTGTTGGGTATGCAACTGCAACATCAAACAATGTTACTTCTGCAAACTTTGACTCAGGAAAGTCTAATGGGCTTTCCTGAATAGGGGTTCTGTTGCCTTTAGAACAGCTAGTGCAGCCGTATTTTTCAAGAGCAACTTTTAATTGCTTTGATGCGTCTTTAGGACAATCGCCAGCAATCTTTACCTTGTATTCGTAAACTTGCTTGCTTTCTTGTAGGTAATCTTTAAATGATTTCATATTATAATTCCGATAGTGTATTTATTTCATATTGCGTAGTTTTTCAATAAGACTATTACGATCTGTAATAATAACGCCTTCTCCCGGAATGCTAATCCCGTTATCGTCACTACCTGTAGCATCTTGATCAAGCTTCTGTTTCTTAAGTTGTAGCTCAATCATCTTCAATTTCTTGTCAACTTTTGCCGATTTTGCATCAATTGCATTCTTAAGCATACTAGCAGCAACTTCAAATATTCTGCTAGAATACCTAGCTTCCACATTCATGCCTAAGTCAATTAAGTCATCGTATGCGTCAGTTGCCCGTTGAGCCAGTGCGTCAAACTCTGCATCTGTAGCATCGCCTAATCCCTTAACTGCGGGCAAAGCTGCTGAAATTTTGTCAAATTCTGACATGTCGCGTAAGAACGGAGCAGGATCGGGTCTTGCCTGTTCTACTTCGGCCTGCTTGGCAATTTTCTTGCTTTCAGGTAAATTTAAGAGTTCTTCAAGTTTCTTAGTCATACTCTTACTTAGCCAGGCTTGCCGTTGTGGAATAAATCATTTTCACTTACAACTCTAAATTTTATGCCTTGTTGCTTGCACCATATAGTAGCTGCTGCCCATTTGGCTTGATTCTTAACAAACTGTGCTTGGTTGTATTTGTTCTTTCCAACACGTTCTAATATTGCTTGACTAGCTGGTTTAATTTCAATCAGCTCTACATTCATTTTACCGTTCTTGTCTACATATTGAATAAAGAAGTCAGGCACATAAACTGTTTGTCTACCAGTTAGTGGATCTCTATAAGGGATCTGAACAGCTTCGCTTGCCCACTTTTGGACGCTTGGATTAGTGTCACAGAATTTCATAAAATGCCATTCCCAACTGCTGCGATAAGTCGGGACCTTGAGCCCAACATACTTGTTCGGCTGAGTCATTACAAACTTGCCTCTTGCAAATTTGCCTGCCATATTATATTAAAATGTTACGAGATTCAAAAGTATCAGATACGTTAGCAACTCGATAGCCTAACACGCTTACTTTTTCTCTGTAGGCATTTAATACCTCTGCAACTACTTGACTTAGTTGGACATCGGTTAATGCCTTTAATGTATCTAAAAGTGTAAACACATTTACGTTATCAACTCTGGCTTGATTTAACAATACAATGCTAGTACTACGAGCACTGTCAGTGTCAAATCCTCGCTTTAAAAAGAAGCCTAACACTGCATCAATTTGATTGCTTGGGAAACTGACTTCGTGAACAAAATACTTGTCAAAGAATTGTTTTACGTCAGTTGTACTGTCGTCTGTTTGGGTTGCAGGTAAATTAGATGCCATATTATTGAGCTATAAAAATAATGTTGTTATTGCCAGTGATATTTATTTGTTTGGCTGCGACCGTTACTTTATTGCTAGCAGGCGATACTGGAAACACAGTGCCAGGAACTCCGCCCACCGCAGGAGTTGCAGTAGAAGAAATTGATCTAGCAGTGGCAATACCCGAAGTGCCGGCAAGCGACAAGTCCTGACGATTCTGATAATTGTCAACTGTTGCTGCCGCGTTACTAAGTGATTTTGCAGAAGCTGCTGGTGTTTCTGTAGTTACTGCACTTGATCTTAACGGAGTAACACCTGGCGGCAATGTTAGTGGACTGGGAGTTTGGTCATAATGTTCGGTGCCAAACCCTTCTGGAGTATCTGCGCTAATTTCGCCCGTCGAATAATGCACGGCTTCATAGTTCAATGTCATAGCAACTTCGTGCGGCGTATTAGTTTTGCTATAATCCATAGTTTGATGATCAAAACTTGCAATCATAGGATTAATAAGTTTAAATGCAAACCATTGATGTCTAGCTAGCTGATAAATTGTTATACTATTAAAAAACTGTCCAGTTGATTTGTTATCTAAACCGTATGCCGCAGAAGGTGCTCTACTGTATGCGTTTCTAGTATATGCACTTCCTGGACTAGCAGCTGATGTAGGATCAGCATAGTAGTAACTATAATAGTTTTGCCACATCTTACTAATAAGTCCCATGTTATCGTCATGAAATTTTATAGTAGTAGTGTCAAACTTATGTTGCACTTGGACAACATGCTTTCTATTGTATTGATTGATAGTTTCAGTTGAAACTGTAAATTTAGGTAACGTTACATTCTTAACTAGCATGTTAATCTCTTTAGAATGACGTTGTTTTAAATCTTGATCTTTCAAAGCTGCGGCATTAATATTAAATGACACATGAAATAAGAAGTCTAATTTTGGAGCTAATCTAAAGTTATCGTCAGCAAACAGACGAGCCGCGTGGGCATAGTCCTTTTGCAATGTAGAAGGATTTAAATTATTATTACGATAAGCGTTATACGGATTTGCCATAATAGTATTTATTTAGATAATAATATACGTAGTTTATGCATAGCCACAAAAAAGCTCGCCTAAGCGAGCTAATTTGATTAACGTGCGCCGCCGCCTGTTACGCCAGTGCCAGTTCCACGTGTGACCGGAGTACCTACTCCAACAGTTCCTGCTGTCTGTAGACAGTTGTCTGGTTGGATAGTAAGACTGATCATAGCTGCTTCTTGCGTTGCATAGCTAATTGAGTCGTAGTCAACTTTAGTAACAAAGCATCCATAGCATTCCCATGTTTCAAGAATGTTAGGTGTGCTTGCACCGTTACCACCGTCTAGCATTTCAATACGCATGACAAACTTATAATCGCTACCAGCTGCTGCTGTAGCTTGTTCAAAGAAGTCGTATTGTTTCTGCATCTGCTCGCCGACTAACTTACTTAC